TAAGACTTGCTAATAAATGGGGTATCCCACTTGAACAATATGCCGCTGAGAAAATGAAAGTTACTCAGGCTGACGGTGAATATACGAATATAACATAGCGTGGAGGAAAATATGACACGAAATGAATCACGTACTAAAAGTCAAAGAGAAAATTCAGTGAGAGAAGAACAGTGGACATTTGAAGAGCCTAATGCTCTTGATATTCCTGAAGCTGTACAGCAGAGGTTTGATCAAGAACAAATGGCATTACGTTGGATACGAGTCTCCCTTCAAGGCCAAGATGACTATATTAATGTTGGTAAAAAACAACAAGAAGGTTGGGTGTTCGTTGATCCTGAAGAAGTACCTGAAATGGCTTTATCCTCTGTCGTGAAAGAGGGTGGCAGGTATCATGGCACAGTAAGTCGTGGAGACTTAGCTCTTGCTAAGATACCAGCAGGAAAAGCAAAGGCTAGACAGAAATACTATGAAGATAAAGCTAATAACATGATGGATGCAGTTAATGCACAACTCATGAAAAATTCTGATTCTCGTATGCCTATTTCTAATACTAGCCGTTCTGTTACAACCAGAGGTAGACAACCGTCTTTTCAAGACTAACTGCCTCTTAATTATTAAGGAGAATGAAACATGTCTAGTACCGCAGCATTTCGTGGTTTCATTCCTGCTCGTAAAAAAGGTGGTAACTATAATAATGAAGCTGTCACGGATACCATTGAGATTACCTCAACTGGTATGACAGGTAGCCCCACGAACAAAATCTTTACTGGTGATCCAGTGGTTTTGCCGGGTGCTAACTTCGCTACTATATCTCCATTTATTGCTGCAACTCTGAAGCCTTCTGGAGTTTTCATGGGTTGTCAGTATGTAGAAAATGGAGAGCAAAAGTTCTCACGTTTTTGGCCGGGTACTGTATCAGCCACGGATATTAAATTCTTTGTAATAACTGATCCTGATCAGACCTATTACATTCAAGCATCTCTCACCGTTTCAGCGGCTGAGTTGCTTGTTGTTAAAAACTATAATGTGACCGTTAGCTCAACTGCTTCTAGTGGTAACACAGTTACAGGTCAATCCAGCTACTATCTTGATGGTGCGTCTGGTGTTGAATCTGCTGCTGCTGTTCGTGCGATTGGCAGAGCTAAGTTTCCAGACGAGGGTAGCGATGATGCGAAACCAATTCTTGAAGTTTGGTTGAACCATCACCGTGATCGTTTTGTAACTGCTACGGCATCAACGGCTTAATAAGGAGGGTTTATTATGGCTATTAATAGAGCTAGTATTAGCAAACAACTCCTTCCGGGTCTAAATGCTGTATTCGGGATGGAGTATGGAGAGGTCAACGATGAACACGCACCTCTCTATGAAACTGAAAATTCAGACCGTGCTTTTGAAGAGGAAGTGCTCTTCACTGGTTTTGGTACTGCCCCTGTAAAGGGTGAAGGTGCAACCGTTATCTTTGATGACGCACAAGAAAGCTTCACGGCTCGTTATACACACGAGACGGTGGCTCTTGCCTTCGCTGTCACAGAGGAAGCAATGGAAGACAATCTATATGATTCGTTTGCCAAGCTTCGTGCTCGTGGCCTTGCTCGTGCAATGGCGAATACCAAACAGGTGAAAGCTGCTAACCTTTTCAATAATGGTTTCTCTGACACCATTGGTGATGGTGCTGCGTTCTTTTCTGCCGCACACCCCACAATCTCTGATGGTAATCAGTCTAACCTTCTTGCGGCGGCTGACCTTACAGAAGCAACACTTGAAACTGCTCTTACCACGATTCAGAAACTCAAAGATGATCGTGGTATTTTGATTGGTGCAAGTGCTGTTTCACTTCATGTTCCTGTTGACTCATGGGCGATTACAGATCGTATCTTGGCAAGCCCCGGCAACACTCAAACGAGTGCGGCAGCGGCAAACCCAAATACGAACGCTATAAACGCTACTCGTCACTTGGGCATGATTCCAGAAGGTTACTTTATCAATCGCAGGTTTACGGATACGAACTCGTATTTCATTAAGACAGATGTTCCTAATGGTACGAAAATGTTTGTCCGTTCTCCACTTCAAACAAAGATGGAGCCTGACTTTGATACTGGTAACTTGCGCTTTAAGGCACGAGAGCGATATAGCTTTGGTGTATCTGATTGGCGTGGCTTCTTTGGAAGTGCTGGTTCTTAATAAGAGCGAGGGGGTGGCACTATGTCACCTCCTCCTTTATTACATGGAGAATATAAATGGCTTCAAATATTAAAGTAGCACACAATGTAAGCAGTGATGGTGCAATCATAACAGGATTTAGATTTGTAGATGCACCAACAGTAACACTAGGTGGCGAGGGTGATGGATCTAATCCTGTACCCACAGTTAATCGTATTGTTGCTATACATACTTTTTCTACTGTTGCAGGTGAAATTGCAATATCAGGTAGTAAACAAATTACAAATAAAACAGCAAAAGGTAATGCTATCCACTATCGGGTAGGTGCTACAGACTCAAACGATATGTACATAGGTGATATGGGTGTTCCTGTTCATGGTATTGTAAGTGTATCTGTATCAGGAGTTGATGCTCCTACGATTACATTATATGTAGGTTAGTATGCCTAATTTTGCTCAACTAAAATCAGATATCCAAGAGACTTCTGAGAATGATGGCACTGAATTCACCAGTGCTATTACTGGTTTTATACAACGAGCAGAGTTTCGTCTTGTAAAAGATCTTGATGATTTTGGATTAGATGAATTTACAAATGTTTCTGTATCTTCTGGTAATGCTGGTGCAGTAACTCTTAATGATCGTGTACGTGTAGTTCGCAATGTAAACTATGTAGTTAGCACTGGAACTACCGTTACTAATTTATTACCACGTACTTTTGAATATGTCAAGGACTATTGGCCTGTTAGTGCTTCTACTGGCACACCACGTTATTATTCTAGAAAAGATAATCTTACATTAAAAATAGTTCCAACCCCATCCTCTGTTATTACAACAGAAATACAAACTCAATCTCAACCACTACCTTTAGCATCTGCTACAGGAACAAGTGTAACAACAACTAATTATTTTAGTGAGTATTGTTATAATGCTTTGTTTTATGCTTCTTTAATGGAAGCTACAATGTTTAATAAAGATTGGAATAATCTACAGTTTTGGGAAGCACAGTATGTAGTGCAAATTCAAGCACTACGTAATCAAGCTAGAAGAACAAGACAAGATGATATGGCTGTTGCAGCATCACCTGCTGGTGGCCCAAATACAATACAACCAACAGCACCATAGGAGAGTTATCATGGTAAAAGGAGCTTTAAAACCTATTGATCCTGAAACACAGCCGGGACTAGCAGCCTTAAAAAAAGAAAGTCCAGAAACAGTTAATAAAATGGGATATGCAAAAAAGGGTGGCAGAATAGTTGCTGCTATGACAGGTGGTCAAATTGTATCTATGATGTACGATGATTAGTAGATCAAGTGTTAGACAACAGATATCTAAACCACCTAAAAAGAAACGAAAGAAAAAGAGGAGAAAGAAATGATTGGACCTCATACATTAATTAAACGTCCACATAACTTAGATGAGATTGTAGGTAGACCTACTGGACAAGGCTATGGTGCTGCACGTAAAGGTCCAGATGTAAAAGGACCGCCTCAAGATGTAGTTGTAAATGAAGACTACACTCAAGGTAAATCCTTTAAGGTGGAGGGTTAATTATGGCTTTACCATTAATACCAATAGTAATAGGTTCAATAATTAGAATGGCAGCACCTAAAGTTGCTAAAATGTTAATAAAAAGAGGTATTGGTAAAAAAGCATCTCAAGCTGCTGTTAATAAATTACGTTCTCCAGCAAAAAAAATAAGTGCTAAAGATGCTAATAAATTAGCAACAACTCAAAAAAATGTTCCTAAAGGACCGGGAAGTAGACCAGTTCCTGTTAATAAAGCTTATCAAACAACTAAAAGTGGTCGTGTAAAATTAAGTTCTTCAGGTAAACCAATGCTTAAAAAAACTAAACCACCTAAAAAGAATGTAGAATCAGCAAAAGATCAGGCAAAAGGTTTATTAAAAGCAGGAACAGTTTTAGGGACTGCTGCTGCGATAGGTTCTGCACTAAAAAAAGAACCTCCAAAAGCTTCTGGACCTAATATTCCTACACCTAAAAGAAAACCAAAACCTCCAAAACGTGCTACTGAATCAATTCCAGCAGGGGGATTTGATGCAGGTGCAATGAAGCCAAAAGCTAAAGCTAAACCTAAAGCTAAACCTAAAGATGAAGCAATGTCTATGGGTGAATACTTAGAAGGTGCTGTTGGTATGAGAGGAGCAAAAGGACTAGAGGGTGCAAAGCGTAAAGTTAAGACACCTTTAGGTACACTAACTTTTGATACAAGTGATGATGCTTTTGAACCTGATGTTGAAAATAAAGCAGGTGGTCGAATTAAGCGTCAAGCAGGTGGTAAAGTTCGTGGTGTAGGCCAAGCTATAAAAGGTTATGGTAAAGCTACTTACTCAGACAAAATGTTTTGATGGCTATAGATATTGATAATAGTAAAATAAATTATGATATAGTTAAACCTAATCGTGAAGACTATACAGACTTTAAAGTATATTGGTCTGATTTATGTTACTATCTAATTCAAAAATATAAAGATACTTATGTAAAGGTATAGTGTGGTAATAGACAGTAGAGAAAATGTATCAAGTCAAATGAAAGCGACTGAAAGAGATATTCAGCCGTTACCTGCTGATATTGATCGAAGTCTAAGTCTTTCAGAAACACTTGGAGACATTTATGATAAAATGCCTACTCAAGATAAGATTGCTCTTTTAACAGCACCAATTCCTATTGTTGGAGATATCGCTGGTGGTGTAGCTGATGTTATGGCTATTAAAGAAGATCCTAGTGCAACAAATATAGGTTTAGCTTTGGCTGGTTTATTACCTTTTGTACCTTCAGGTGGTGTAACTAAAGCTGGTTTAAAAGCAGCAGCAAGTCAAGCTTTGCCTCAAATACCTAATTATCTTAAATATTTTTATAGTGGTAACCCAATAGCAAAAACATATGGTATAGGAGAAGGTGGATCACAAGGATTAGCTAATATTATAGAAGCTAGATATTCTCCAAAAGCAAGAGCATTATTTAAAGAAGAG